CAGAAGTTTGCTGTAAAATAGCTTTTAAGTATGAGATAGTGGATTCTATGTGGACACATCCAGATAAGCGAGCAGAAAAGTATCTCAAGTGTCGGGAGTTCTTTATTCCGCACTTCTGTGACTTCGTTATTAGTGTTCTTGTTTTCGGTTTTCGAATGATGATTGAGCGTGGGAACACCATCTGTGTTGGGTTTAAGTGGTGGCATGGAGGTGCTCATACATTTGCTACGGAACTAGGGTATGGTCGTGATGATATAACGTACGGTGGGGGTGATATTAAAGGTCAGGATTATACGACCCCTCACTATATGTTGCAGTTATTTATAGCGTCTACCATACCCTATATTGATCCCAAGTCCCCAGATTATGAACTTTTTATGTATATGCTTCGTCAGGCGGGGGATCATCTTGTCGCCAAATACGTAAACTTTGATGGAGCAATGTGGCGATGGGTTATTGGTACTATGCCTAGTGGACATTACACAACTTCTCATGCTAATTCGTGGATTCTCGCAGTGTATTGGTGGGCGTATGTTTATGGTGTCCATCTTCGCCATCCTAGGGCGCGCATCCTAGTTAAAGTTAATGGAGTCTTAGGAGTTAATCCCATTTTTTTTGTGCGCTTTAAAGTTTATGGCGATAACCACGTTGTGGCTCTTAGTAAAAATGTCCGTCCTTATCTTTGTTATGCAGACTTCGTAACATTCGTTGAAGGACTAGGTATACGTATTCATGACATTCAGATGGATGTGCCGCTCTTGTCAGTTCCGGACTCTATGGGCGGTTTGAAAGTGAAGGGTATTGTTTTTTTGAAGCGTTATCTCGTTGAGACCAACTTCGGTAGTAAGAAATATGTTCTGCCTTACAAACAGTGGATTGATATTGCTCCGAAGATAGCTTGGGGTAACTCACCTCGTAGAAATGAATACGATTATGCTTGCGCACTTGCAGGTCTAGCATGGGATAGCATGGGTACTAATGGTTACGTTTACAATGTTATAGCCCAGCTCCATGCTGAGATTATGGCTCGTATTTTCGAGTTAGGTCTCACTCCTTATGACGTTTATATGTCTACTTATGTTGGTAATGAGGAGGAACTTCGTAAACGGTCAAAAAAACTTGCCATACCTGAGAGCGAATTAGTTAAATTTCCTACGCGAAAGCAGCTCTTGCAACGTCATACTTACGATATCGCAGCGCACAGTTATCGTCGCGCCCCTGCTTCAAAAGGGTGTTTGTGGAGCGACGATTTGCCAGGACTTATGTTGCCTAATGCCT